TACCACTCCAGTAATTATACCTAGTATATAGGCAAATATTATAGCAAATCTATAGGTACTAAGTTTTATTGATTCTTCTTCTAGTTTTTCAACTCGTTCCATACATCGACGAGCTAATAAACCTTCGTCAATTGCATCCCACATCCATTGAGGCATATCAGTAGGCATTATTTCTGTTATATGGTTATTCATAGTTATTCCTTTAGTGCTGTTTTAGCGTCATTAATTGCATCCCAAATTCCACGGCTGAACACGTTAGGTTGGTTTGCTTCAAGCCAGTGTGTCATTCCGGTAATAACTGCTACTAGTTCATTAATTTTTTCTGCGGCTTCATGTTCTGTAGAGTGTGGTCCTGCAAGTTGTCTTAATCGTTTTACTAAATCATTTATGACTGTTATTTTACTATTCATAGTTTGATTACCTTGGACTCATCGAATCCCTCACGTTTATGACTAGGTATATAACCTTTGTTTGGATTGTTCTTATGTTTCTTATCTATCTTCCAATCTCTTCGGAGATATTTCTGACCTTCTTTATGACTCTTTTTCAGCACACTTATCTCCTACGTTAAGAGTTTCGAGACAACTGAGTCGTTTGTCTCACCTTACTGAGACAGAATACCCCCATGAAATCAAGAGCTTAAGCCTTTTGTCTTAAAAGACTCACTTATTATATTTGAACTAAGATATTTATCTATGATAGTGGCTATATGTAACAAAATAGTATGATTCTATAGGGAGTAGGGTTAAAAGTAAGTTTTTTAAGACAATGGGTTTAAGTACTTGTTTAGTATAACAAATTCTGTCTTACTTTGCTGAGACAAATGACTCAAAAGACTCGTTTGTCTCACTTTTTTTGAGTCAGGGGTCAAAACGGTAGCCTTTTATGGTTACATTACGATTGTTGTCACGAACTCTCAATTGGGCTTTTCTCGTAGTTCGGTAGGTACATGTAACATGTTACTTAAGATCGAGGTGTAGACATATGCTAAATTATGATTATCAACTAGCATTTGTGATGCAGTATTTAGAAGGGTTTTAGTTAAGTCATTTACATTATCAGTGAATATTGTTTTACTTCTTGCACTACATACTAGTCGTTCTTCATTACTACCATCTTGTATATTATAGACTACTACGAGTTGAGCGATGGTGTGGAGATCCATAGGGTTTATACCCTCCCCTGGTGTGTCCCTTATGAGTCGTGTAGACCTAAGAGTATTAACCTTTTTTAGTAGCCACTTGTACACTTCATTGTCCCTGGTTTGGAGCTGGTAGGGATGGAGACCTAGTGACCTCCATCCCTTGTTACTGCTTATCTTACTGCTATGCAGCCAGTTTTACAACTGCCATTAACAGCGGATTTACTGCTGCTTCTACTGCCTTCGCCCAGTCTTCCCGACCTGTACGAATGTACTGTCTACGTGCATCGTGAGCCAAGGCTTTTAGTACCCTCTGGTAGTTGTCATTAGCGTACTGTGACAACTCTGTATACTTTGAGGGAGCATCCTTGAACTGTGTTTCCAGACGTTTGAGAAGCTTGGGACGTTCACTAACTAACGTCTTGTGTTCCTCTACCTGTTCATCAAGGATTGCCTTTGCCTCACCAACATCACCACCCATGCGTTTGGCGTAGTCTTCTGCCGTTACTTGGGGCTTGGTACGTTCGATAGCCAAGTCAAGCAAACGGGGTAGTTCGTCCTTCGTACCTTCGTGTGCTTTGTATACCGTGAGGTTCTCAGTCGCATTGAATCCATTAACTACGCTTTCTGCTGCTCTGAATCCAAATGATCCACGTAATCTCTTCTGCGCTGTTTCAATTGCTCTCTTGTTGATTTGCTCATTCATCTTCATTTTCCTCTTTGCTTAGGTAATACCTATCAGGCAGCTTTTGCTACCCTACTAGGCTTCGATGGTGGTTTGTACTCTTTCCACCCTTTCTTCAAGCCGTGTCCTGCTCCAATCATACTGTTGCGAACACGACTAAAGAACCTGGTAATTCTGTTAGGACCAATTTCAATCGTTATCTTCATCTACTTTACCTCTTCTTTTGTTTACTTAATACATACTATATATACTTCTTATATTACGTAGCTATTAAAAAAGGCGGGACAGTATCGCTACTGCCCTACCCTTACTTACTACTTACTTAGAGGTTATTCGTCCCAATGAAGCTGATGATGGTCTACGAACTTCACTGTTGCTTCATGCGCTTGCTTTGCACTGTATCCTTGGTTTGTCCACCAACCTACTGATCTTGCTGTGTTAGCTCTTGCAAGACCTCGTAGACATTTGTTGTTGTCAAACGTTGTCTTAGTAAGTACACTCTGCATACATGCTCTTACTATTCTACGTGCGTTGTCACCATCATACTCTGAGGGATAAACACAAGGCTTTTCATAGAACGCACCTGTTATGAACCCCTCAACCTTCGGCCTGATCAGATTACCTGCTTCATCATGGCTTGCGGCTTGTTGCCCTGCTTCCCACTCTTCATCGGTATACCATTCAGGTTTCTTAGGCATCTGTGTTTCATCCTCTGGGGGTAGTATCCAGTTGCATATACTAGTAGCTATCTTCTCGAAGTCTGTCCTATCGTCCATGAAGTAGTTACTAAACTGCCTATATTCTATAGACTGTGCCAACGTTGTGTCCCTGTATGCTGGTGCATCAAGGTAATAGAGGAACGATTTTGCTGCTGTCTCTAGACCCTTGTACAGTATCTTATTTCTAAGAAATGCTAGACGTTCAGGATCTAGGTCAGTAGCCCACTCTTCCTCGATACGTGTTCCCCAATCATGTAGTTCGCTATTTAAATCAGTCATTATCTATCTCCAGTTAAGTTACATTACATATACAACATATGCACCTAATACCTAGCCCCCGTCGGAGACAATGTGGAGAACCGAAGTCGCGTAGCGCGAGGTTTTCCACTTACGACGAGCGAAGCGAGGAGAACGAAGCGCGTAGCGCGAGTGTGGTTACTTTAGTGACCATTACGTAGCCAAAAAAGTAGGGCCTCTTTCGAGGCCCCACAAGTGACAGTATTACTTATATAGGTTCCTTAAACCTCTTTTATACTGCCATTCTCCAGCGTCAGGGTTATAGAACGTGAACCCCATCCACCTGCGACCTATAGTAGTCATTGCAGAGGTCATGAGACCTGCTACTGCTGCTGCCATAGTACCTGTGAATGTGCCCCAGTGTAGAACGTATGCTGCGAGTGCAGCTCCGAGATCTATCCAGAGAGCATAACCTAATCCGATAAGTACCCAATGCCTGGGAAACTTAACGAATATAAAGAGGAGTCCAATGAATATTATGACTCCAGATTCAATTACCATTTGGCTAACCTCCTGTAGCCTTGATGAACGCCCACATGTTAGCAGCGTGTTTACACTCAACGTATGATCTCCTATACTTGAGCATGAGATACACTGTCAATGAATATATAATGACAGCTCCAACAACATAGCACACACCAAGTATCAGTGTGAATACTATTTTACTTACTACTTCCATCAAGCCTCCTTTGCAGCCTTAACGCCTGCATTAACAGCAGCCTTCATTCGATCTTTGAATGAGACAGCCTTGGTTTTAACCGATGGTGCAACAGCTTTCACACCACGGAATCCACGTACACTAAGTTCAGAACCCTTAGCGACGATCTTATCTACATCTATTGTAACTTTCATAATAACCTCTAAGTTATTCGGGCAGGATTACCCCACTAGCCACCTCTGTTGAAGTGACTAGTAGCGTGTCCTAATCGCTAGTCAGGTTTGATAAAAGCAGCGTTATTAGGAAGACGATCCTTGAACCTATCAGGAACATCTCCTTGACACCATACATTGTGAGATACAATGTGTCCTCCAGAATGAGGGTAGATATCGAACTTAGATCCACCAAATCCTTGGAAGATGGGCCGCTTACCTTCTTCGGGTTCTGCACACACCATGTATGCAGTACCCTTAACAATAAACGAGGTATCAGGGTTGGCTTTATGCCTACACCAACGTTGATGCCAGAATGAACAACTGAAACACTTACCATCGTTATCTCTAGTAGTGTGTTCCATGCTGTATCCTTCGCCACACTCCCGACAACAGCTACACTCACGTAGACCATTGTCACAGAGGTTGCAATTACCTGCTTCGTCTTTCATAATCAATATCCTTATGACTTATAGGGCTAATAATATCAAGCATAACGTAATCATTATGCTCATCCTGTTTATCAATCCACTCTTGATCATACGTATACTCTCGTATGAGTTTAACTTCATCGGTGTTTTGATCCATCTCTAACCTGAATACTTCCATCATATAAATGTACTCCAGTTAGTAGTGTTGATCTTACTACCAAGTATCTTAGCCTCCATCTTTGCTGCATGAGCAGGATTGAGGAACTTGGTGTTAAGATAGAACCAACCTTTAGAGGTTAGTGCCCATACCAGGTAGTAGCATGTACCTAGATACCCTCGTCTATCGGGGTAGTAAGTGTTAACATACTCTCTACATACCTTGGTTTCTTTCGCTTTAAGTTTACTCATTTACTTAGTACCTCCTTAGTACCGTCTTCGTTAACATAGAACATATCCCCCCTGAATATGCCATCCATTTGGGCCTGTTCAAAGTCATCCTTTGTTTCATAGATGCATGTGAACTGTTCACCGTTGCTAATGGTGTGTGATGTAAGGTGGATAGGCGTGTAGGTACACGCCCTCCAACCTATGAGTATCATTAAGATACCCAATGCCAACGTTATATACTTCATAACGCTTTGATGTGGAAGAACTCAAATCCACCTTCGTCTACACGCTGATCGAAGTCAATGATCATACTAATACTATGATCCTCGTACAGCTCATCAATACTAGAGTACTGATCAACTGTTGTTTCGATATGCTTGTAGCCCTCTCGGTCTACATGTGTTGCTAGTTCCATGATAGAACTCCTTTGCGAGCGCAATTGCCCCACTAACCTAGCAAGCTAGGTTAGGAGGGTATTAAACCCTAGAACGGGATATCATCATCATGAGGACGATACCAGTACAGACCAAGTTCAATGAACTGTTCTTCAATCATATCCTTGGCTTCTTTGAGACCACAGTTGGTAATGATACGATACAACTTGATAGCTGGTATCCTATTGACTGTGTGTGTATTATCAGCCTTAGTTATATCAAGCATGTTGACAACCATATCATGCAACACATTGGTAGCATCAGTAGTCAGGTGGTGGCGAGCGTTCTTTGCCTCCACTTCCAACTCATGAACCCTATGACTCTCCTTAGTGATGTCATCGCACCGTCCAACAAGTGCAACACCATCAACAAAGAAACGATCACGTACTAACTTAACTATACTTAACATAATAGCCTCCAGTTACAGGTAACAGTAGTATTACCCCAATAGCCTACTCTGACTAGGCTATAAGCGTGTACTCCTTAGGTGATGTAGAGTGGTAATGTGTACCCCTTGATAGTGGGGTATCACATGTCTATCTTCGCATATCCTCTTAGGTGATGGAGAGTGGTAATATGTACCCCTTGATAGTGGGGTATCATATGTATAACCTTACTAGTATGGTGGACAGTGGTTATCTAGAAGGAATTGGTTAACGTCAGTATCGAGGTAGTATACGTGTGCTATGTGTCTCTTGTAGTATCCTAGACCATGTATGTCTAAGGTGACATGTTGGTTAAGGAGTAGTGTAGTCATGAGTTGAGTGAGACTATCACCTTTGATTGTGCCTGCTTCGGCACACTGTACTAGTGCTAGTCTTACCTTAAGCCGACGACCATCAGTTGTCTTAACATAATAGGTGTCGCTGTCTACAACTCTTACTACCAAGCCGTTTATTACTTCAGCTTGTACTACTGGAGCTACTAAACACAACATAACTACAATAAGTAGTAGTCTCATGTGTTACTCCTTGTTGACCCCCTATTCAATACAGGGAATCCGAATCCGAACCCACCCCCTTACCATCCCGAAGGGAGGGGGGAGAGGAGCGCACGTTCTTTATACATATCTCACGAAATTTTTTTTATAACTTAACCGACTATTTAGCCCTTTTCAGCTAGATTTCTTTACTCCTTATATATAGGGGGTATATAATGGAGTCATGAATAAGCTGGCTACAGTCAAACAGAACGCCATTTCAGATCAGTTCCAGGCTCCCGCCGTACACAATGCTTTAACCCTCCTTACGACACGACAGAGGGCTTTTGTATTGGGGGTCATGGTTACAGGGCTGTCTATGTCTGCCGCTGCCGTACAAGCAGGTTATTCAACAGGTAATCACGCTACTATACTTATGCGTAATCCCAACGTAGTTAGTGCCATAACTATAATGCAACAGGAGTACAGCAAAGCTCTGGACCTCACCATAGCCGATGTTCAACAGGGTATGTTAGATGCAATCGACGTATCGAGGGCTACTGACAATGCACTAGGGATGATTGCTGGTTGGCGTGAGATAGGCAAGTTAATAGGAGCTTATACTGAGAAGAAAGAAGTCAAGATTTCAATCACTACTCCCGAAGCTCTTGAAGATGCTTCTACCGAAGACCTACTTAAGCTAGTTTCTAACGACATTATTGAAGGCGAGTTAAGTGACCTCCCTTCACATTGATAATGTAGTCAAAAAACGCATTGTACGAGAACTCGCGCATCGTGAGGCGATGAAGCGTGATCTACTGCACTATATCAAGTCATCTCATCCCCACTACTTACCTGGATGGGTACATGCAGATATCTGTGAGAGGCTCGAAAGGTTCTTAGTTGCTGTTATCGCTGGAGAGTCACCAAGGCTCATGCTATTGGTTCCTCCGCGTGGTGGTAAGAGTGAGATATCTTCGGTGAGGTTCCCTGCATGGGCATTAGGTCAGTATCCCCACTTAGAAGTAATGAACATTGGCTATAACCTCGATTTGCCGTTAGAGTTTAGTCGTCAAGTAAGGGATCAGTTAAATGATAAGTTATACCAGCAGGTATTCCCTGATTCACGACTTAACAAGAAGAACTCTGCTGCTGAATCTTGGAAGACTACACAACGAGGTGGATTAACCGTAGCTGGTGTAGGTGGTCCTATAGTTGGTAAGGGTGCCCATATCTTGATCGTAGATGATCCTATTAAGAATATGGAAGAAGCAGATAGTTTCACCATAAGGGAGAAGCTGGAACAGTGGTTCTTTTCTACTGCGTATTCCAGACTCGCTCCTGGTGG